ATTGATTTTACCCAACTTTCTAATAATTGAAGCTAGTTTTATACCAGTTTTTCTAATAGGATAAGCATACTTAACCCATTCAGATCCTTTTCTACCCATATCCCAACACTTTTCTCTATTCTCATACGCCCATCTCATTTTTCTTCTCAAATCTGTCTTACTAGGCTCTATCATTTGACCTACAACAGAGATATCGAAGTTTTCATATATAGCAGGTCTTTCTCCTATCGTGTTCAACTCTATAAAGTATCTTTCATCAAAATACTCAGCCATACCATGAGCATTAGGAATAATCGAAGTAGTACCACAAGCCAAAGCCTCCAAAGGAGTCAATCCAAACCCCTCCCCACGACTAGGGAATACAAAACAATCTGTTTGATATAGTAAGTACCTTAATTTATCATGACTAACCCTCTCTAGTATGACCTCTACATTAGGATACTGACTTTTAAGTATAGGGAATGGTAATTTACTGCAAACACCCTTTAGAACGAGTTTTACATCTTCCTGCTGTCCAAACTCCTCAACAAAAGCCCCAAAAGCTATATCCCAACCCTTACGCATATCAAAAGCATTGTACATTGTGAATGTAAACACTCCGTCATCTACCTTCTCTTGATAAAAGAAGTTATCAGGATTATACCCCAAAGGAACTACCTCTGTTTCAACCCCTCTACTAGCAAACGCATCTTTACAAAAATGACTAGGAACTACAACCTTATCTGCTAACTCTAAATACGGAATCCACTCAGGGTCTATACTCGTAGATTCAAACATTGTGTAAAGTAGCTTCTTTTCTGTTTCTATACTCTTTAATGGGTGTGGATATGAATATACAACTCCAATTTCTTGACCACTATACTCGTCTGATACATTTATACCTGCGTCCATCAAAGAATCAACTAACGGTTGTGTGCTTTCTCCGTACCCATGAGGTCTATGAGGATTACGCCTAAAAAAAATACCACCCTCTTTAATGGGTGGATTAACTTTTCTTTTTAGATTTCTGTTGTACGCCTTCTCCTCTTGTTTGGTAGCAAACTCAAAGCCTTCTTGTATTCTCTTCTCTATTCTCTTTTGACCTTCTATTTCAACGAGTCTGCCTCGGAGGTTCTTTAGTAATGCCATGCTCAAATATAAACTAAATTGTAATAAAAGACAATAGGGGCATACGCCCCCATGTCTAGTATAAAATTGCCAAGCAATTAAACACTTAACACAACATCAAACAAGAACTCAGGTCTTATGGTTTTTATTCCATAAAGAATATCAAGAGTTGTCTGAATACCAAGAGCATTTGCGTCATAACTACCAGTTACTCTGATTGCTAATCCACTCTCAGGGTCAGTTACAACAGCCTGTTTTACACCGTATCCATTACCATCAACTGGTAAAGGTCTAACTACTAATGCCATAGCGTCAGATGTGTAAGCTAGGTTATGTGTTACTGTTGGGCTTGAACCTGTTTCAGTTACTAACTGAGATTCAAACACCTTAATTCCATAGATATCACCAAGCTCCCCTGCCATTACTGGTCTGCTAGAACCATACTCATTTGCTTTTGTGAAGTTATCACATGAGAGTAGGTAATTTACAGTATCGGAATCAGCATATAAGAACTTCTGAGCCACCATAGGAACTTTAGCATCAACGAATGCTTTTCTTAAAGCCCTCATGGAACTTGCAACTGTGCTTGAGCTTGTTTCATCAAATGAAACGTCTGCACCAGCGTTCTCGTATTCTGCGTTAAGATCCCCTTCAACTTCCTCAGCCAAAGCAATTACAGCGTCTTTAATGTAAAGACCTCTAACATCTTGAGAAGCCTCTGCTCTAGCAGGGTCTTCAATAAGGAATGTAACTTCTTTGTGATTATCTAAGGTAATTGTTACTTCACCATCAGCAGGTGCTTGTCTTTTAACATTCTCGTTTGTGTCCTTATCATTTACAGATAATGCTCCAGTTTTAGGAATACGAATTGTATCACCTTTAACAGCAACAGCACTATCAAAATCCCTTCTAACTGTTTTAGAGAGATTAAGATAGCTTCTAAGTGCAGTCAAGGCTTCGTTTGCCCAGATTTCAGGTATAAAACTATCAATCTGAGTCGTATTCAAAGATGAATAATCAGCCATATTTCTAACTACTTAATTTATATCTATCTAGTCATGTCAATCCTACCTTCTTTCTGCCATTGGACTATTTCGTCCTTATGCTCCTCATACCACGAGTGGTCTTGGAGTTTAGCAGTAAGCTCAGACTTGGTAATGACAAAATTACCATTCTGACTTCCAGTAGTCGCATTTGAGTTAGTTCCAATATTTGAGCTTGTACTAGAACTACCATTTGCTAGGTAAGGCTTCTCGGATAAAAGTTCCTTAACAACATCTTCAACATTAGTATAATCTCCAGAGTCTTTATCAGCCTCCAACTTATTTCTATCAATCAATCTTGCAACTGCATCTGTGTCCACTACATTGAGTTTAGATGCAACTGACATGATTTCTGATGTCAATTTAAGTTCTGAGATACTATTTTGAAGGTTACTAATTTCCTTCTCCTTCTCCTCAAGAAGTTCTTGATATTTACCCTCCTCTTTCAACTTGTCCTGATTTTCTCTTTCTTTAGCTTTCTGGATTTTCTCAAGCTCCTTCTCGGCTGTCTTGGCTTTATCCCTTAACTCACTAAATCTTGGGTGTTGGAATACCTTCGCCCATTGCTCTTCAGTTAGATTAAACTCTCCCTCATTTTGGCTGTCGATATTTTTATCATCAGTCTTCGCAGACTGCTCCTTATTAAGGTTTTGCTCATCTTTCTGATTTTCATCAGGATTAGCATTTTTGGATTGTAAATCTCCCATAAAACTCCTTTCGTCATGATACATTTTTTGCGAGTTTGGACTCGTTCATGACAGTTAATAATTTAACATCATAATATAACATAATTTAACAACCTCCACAACTACCTCCTTAACCAACCCTGACTTTCCAAGCCTTTCATGTTAGTTTCGTATATCTCCTTAAACATATCATCACTTAATTCCTTTTTAGCGACATCTTGTGGTAGTGGTCTTAACCTGTGTAAACAATTAGGGTGAAACATTCCCTCACCAAGTGCATCATCTAAAGAAGGATACCCCTCCGTCTTACCTGTCAAACTTACAACCTTACCTTCCCATTGTTGGCATATATCACATTGGCAAGTGGCATAACTAGTAATATAAGCAAGATCCTGCTCTTTATGTAGCATTTGACTAACTACTCCGTTATTGTACATGTTCATATACTCGGTTCTACCTAACATCTCAGCATATGCGTCAGCAGTCCAATTCCTACCTGCACTATCTATTAGTCTTACACCCCCTTTATTGATTTTATCCACTAGCTTACCCTTTATCTCTCTTAATGTAGATCCTTTATCCTTACCTTCAAATATCATTGACTGGAGTTTCTCCCTAGTGGCACTATCGAGTATTCTACTAGACGACCTAGATATACCAGTAACTGCACTTCTTACAGCCTCGCTAACATTGGATATAGCAGAGTCTATAATTTCCTGATCCTCTCTTGTATATGTAATATCCTTAACTCCGATACCTTTTAGATAACCCATGACATCACTAGAGCCTTCTTTATATGCTCCATTGAGTACAATAGTAAACCAATCATCAGACTTCTCTACGAGGCTTAAAAGCTCTTCATTCAAATCTCTGATGATTCTTCTTTTCTCTACAAGTGTAAAATCCTCTGCGTTTAGTAGTTTAGCTCCTATACGATTCATTGAGGCTACATACATACCCTTGAGCAGTTTAGTTTTCTTTAACAGGTTCTTTTTGTTCATCTACTTTGGAAGCCTCTCTGTGAAATAATATATCACTATTGAAGTCCCCTTTGCCTTCACTATCCTTGTCTATCTCCTCTTTGATAGCATCAGCCTCATCATCTCCAACATCTTCAATGACTTTAATAGCCCTCTTTACAGAAGTTAAACCTGCATCTATCTTCAATGTTTCATTCTGTATCTCCTCAACCTTATCATCAACAATACCGTCTGCGAACTGTACATTAGGAATTATTGGCTCACCTTTGTACTTAACACCATCTACCTCATGACCAACATTAGCATACATAGACGCGATTTCGATAGCCTCTCTAATACCCTGCTCATAGTAGAGTGATTTTCTATTCTTCTTGGCTAGTGTCCGAACCATTCTCAACTTCAACGCCCTACCACTTTCTACACCACCCCTACCAGTATCTAAACCTACAACATCTGGACTAATTTCACCCATTAGGAATATCATTTTAATCATCTCATCTATCTGCTTAAAAGCACTATCAAGGTTTGCGTTCCATACAATATACTCAGGTTTTCCCTCTCCTTCCCTAACTTCAATCATACCCAAAGCCTCCTTCTTAACCTTACCGTTTTCGTCAAGTATTCCATCAGGGACTGTCAATATAGGATCGGAGTGCTTATCAAGAATGTTATCTATCTTGGTCATACGGTTGTTTATAGAAAAGAACAACGACTGAAGATCCTCAAAATCTGAAGTCCCCCAATAACTACTTTCCATTCTGAAATTAGGAATATGTATCAAAGGTATCTTCTCAATACCAGTTTCTACAACCTCTTGTATATCCCTACCTGTTAGCACATTGAATATATCAACAGGAACTACGCTGTCTATTTCCCTAGAGTCCTCGTCCTTCATTCTGTAAATCTTTGTTTCTATTAAACCTACTGTATATTCCTCAACTATCATATAACTAGCTACCTTACCTTCAGGCAAGTCAAGATTCTCTCTCCATGCTAAAGATTTTTTACTAGGGTCTTTTCTAAAATTACCATCTAGCTCAGGAAAGTACATAGCAGGGTTAATATCTTCTATCTTTATTTGACCTTCCTCAACCCTAACTCTTAATAGGGCATCACCCCTAGCAGAATTGAACAAAGAAGATTCGTATAACTGTACATTGAGCTTACTATCATACATAAGTGCATCTATAAAATCCTGAGCCTTAGTGTTTTTATCAGGAGATTCTATAATGACCTTCTCTCCAAATAGAACATCAGCG